CAAAATGCCCATTCTCCAGGCTTTAAAAAGATTGGATGAGTGAATGTAAATGTTGTTGATGGTGATTGCTGGGATACCGGGTCATATACAGAAATGTCTGCAGAATTTTTTAGAACAAAACTACCTGAAAGAAATTCTGTAGTAGACGGCGTACCATTAACCATTTGTCTCAATTCTACCGCAATTGGATAAACGGGATCTTTTTCATATAAGAATAAAGTTATCCCTGTTAAATAAATACCCAATGGATATTTAACTTCATCTACAACAAAAGTTTGAGCAAGAGGATCTAATCTTAATTGAGTGGTATTAACTTGTAAAGTATTGCCTAAAGGATTTGTTCTTATTTTCTCAGTTTTTCTAAGAGAAATTGTTCCACCTTCTTCGGTATTGGCTAAATTTAATCCATGATTATATAAAATTGTTTCTGTTAAGTATGTAGAATTTTCTATACCTGTAGAACTATCTGAGAATGATAAAACTATTTCTCCTACTAAAAATCTATATTTTTCATTGCCACTTGGGATGTATAATATACCGGCGGCGCTTCCTGTTTGATTTGTTACTATAGGATCCCCGATCTGCGCACTAGACGTTCTCGGTCCGCAAAATTCTGTAATATTTACACCATTACAATAAACATATATTCTTGTATTGGGAGGCATTTCCACAACTGCAAAGGCCATTATTTCTGACCCAGCATAAAATGTATCTGCTTGGGTTTTTCCTGTAGATGCAGTGGAAGAAGGAGTGACAGGATTTAGTGCTTTATCTACTTCTTTTTTGGCAAAACGATACAAGTTTTTCGAAGGGTTGCTAAACATTTTTTTAAATTCCTATTAATGAATAATTTATAGATTTATATCCGTTGTTCTCAGTAATAACAGCTTTTGGATATAATTTTTCAACTTCTTGAGCCATTAAACCATAGAATGTTCCATAGCCTGCTCCTGTTAATTTCTTAAACGGTTTCTTATACTCAAATTTATACAAATTTAATCCTGGTTTAATTTTGCGAATAAATTTCACATTCTTTTTCATTCTAATATCTGAGAATGTTTTCTTTAGCCATTTACCAAATCTTTTTACAGGTTTTTCTAAAACTGCAGCTACTGCTAATACTACTGCAACTACAGCAACAACTGCGAGAACTGGCGGCGCGCTCAAAGTAATCGCAAAATAATTATATACAGCGGTAACGCCGGAAACTACTGCACTAAACGCGGCCGAAGCTACTTTACCTATGCTTGCCAGCGCTTCCACCGCACCAGTAAACGCAGAAGCGGCCGCAGTTGAAATTGACGCTCCACCTATTAATGAAGCTGTTCCTGCGCCTGCGATGCCTGCCCATGCAGCTGAGCCTGCAATATAAATACCTGCTGCAACAATACCCCATTCTAATAAATTAAGAGAATAAGTATTACGTTTACTAATATATGCTCTTCCTCTACGATCGTCAATACCGCCAGGATTTGGATTTATAAATGAATTTGCTTCAACTTGACTAATAAAAACTTCTTCAGTATAATTTGCGGTTATAATATCATCTACAAAATTAAAATTCGATGCAGAAACAATTTCTAAATTTACATTATTTGCTGTAAATAGTGGTTCACAAACCCCCTCTGATGTAGAAATTGCAATCGAATAATTTGGATTTTCTATATCCGCTTTACTGAAATCTGTAAAATTTTCTACAAGAATACCCGACTTTAATAATGTGTCGCCATTATCGTTAACAATGATAGATTTTAAATTAGCAATTTCTACAGCTTGAACTCTAATTGCTTTATCCAATGCAATAGTGGTTCTTTCAATTTTTGCAATATCTTGCATAGTGAATCTTTGATTGTCTCGATATACAATATCAATTTCAAATGCACTTGCCGCAAAAGGAGGTATTTGTAATGTTGCTATTGCTAATCTTGATTTAACTATAGGATCATCTTGAGCAACAATGCCGCTAGAATCTACTCCAGTTTCTACATACAATCTATTATATGGAGAGTCAAAATTAATATTATCTTTACTTACATAAAGTATATCTGTTCTAGCTAGATAATATGTAACATCTGCATCTGTATTTACATAAGATACAGGAAATACTGATGTCTCAAAATTTAAATAGTCACTGCCATTGATTCTTTTCGGTCTAAAATCTAAACAATCAACTAAATTATATTCTTTAGAATCAACAACAGATTTATATGTTGGAATTTCTCTATAATAAGTTTCAGGATAAGAATCTGCAGTACATGGTCCGTCTCCTGTATGTGTAAAATAATCATAAGCTACAAGAACGTTTCCTGGAATTTGAGATGTTGCACCTACAAATTTCACAGAACCATGGTCATACCAACCATCCTTTTGACCGTCGGATAATATAAAATCATTAGATACTACTTGTAATCTAGACCAGTTATTGGTTTCCAATACACTTACATTTGATGATGGTCTAATAGCATTGTATATAGAGCCATCATCAATAACGACTTCATTATAATCATACGATACGTTAGAAACCCAACGTCCTTTAAACTTATTATTATCTATTAATTTATATACTCCATGATGTTTAGCAATATCTGAAATTTTTAAATTATATTCAATTTCTGCATTAGTAACATTAACAAATTGATAAGCGTCTTTTACTAATGTTTTTGTTCTAGGTGTAAGATTATCAGATTGTACTAAAAATTCTATATCAGCAACACCATTAAAAGTATTATCTCCTAAATTAATAGTTGCTATACTAGAATCAGATGATATTGTTACCGAACCTTGTGAAAAATTAAAAACACCGTTACCTACACTTGCAGTTGCTCCAGATTTAACACTTATAATAAAGTTTGTTCTTGCGGTACTTGCAACAACTACACCATCTCCCTGTGGAAAAGTTTCTGGATATAGTAAAGTTTTTGTAAATATGCCATTTGAGAACACGGCATTTCTAAGGACTCTTGAATACGTTGTTCTAATATTTTTTATAGATTTAATGAATTCTTTAGAACCAACTTTAAACACCAAAGCATCTGAAGAACGCGGATCTATAATTGTTAAATTATTTCTAGAATCTAATCCAGCGGCAGCAATATTGGCATAGAAAAATGGTTGGCCATATGATGCAGATGTTAGATGGCTTGTTTTAGCGTTAGCAACACCTACAATACTTTTAACTTGTTTTGCGTTAATTAAACCATCAGCAAAAGGACTACCGTTTAAAACTTGAGAAAATGCTTTTGTAGTTGTAGTTAATCTTGTATAATCGCTTGATAAAGAATTACTTAAAATACTTTCAGCAAATTTTCTTTTAGTTATTGCAATGTCTCTTCCATCGGCCACCCATTGTCTATACCAATATGCAACTTCATCTACTTCCGGTTCTCTATATAAAGCATAGGATGGAGTATTTGCAACTCCATAATTTCCTAATAATGTAGATGCTGTGGGGGATGAAAAGAATGTGTCGGCAATAAATTGCCCATCTACTACACTAATTCCGTATTTAGCTGACCATGCTTCCCAAGTTGCAGGAGCATCTTGTACTGTAGAAAAATTGTGATAGAAAAGTTTAAATTGTGTGCCGGTACCTAAAGAACTATCATATTCAATATTTTTAAATACTACCTCACCAACCTTAGTTGCGCTTGTTGTTGGATTAGTTATGCTATGCATTTCAAGGTAGATTTCACCCTGGGTAATATTATCCGCTTTTGGAATAATCATATTACTGCCGCCTATAAAGTTTAAATCCTTTATACGCATGTAATTACCTTGGGTGGTTGTAATATTATACCCGGTTTTTGTTTCTGTATTAATTGGTCTAGGAATGTTTATTTCTGTGGTTGAAATTGTAGTAACTTCTCTACCACCAACATACGCTTTACCGCCAGACACATTAATCTTAAGATTTGGATCCTGATCTGTTGTTGATACGGGCGTAATGATAAATTCATTAACCACATAATTTCCAGACTCATCATACGTTCTTTGTTCTATTTCTCTTCGTAGTTCACTTTCAGTTCCCGTATCTGTAACATATTCAATCTCACCTTTGTTAATTGTTAACAAAGGAATAATATTTTCTGTTGTATCTGCCTTTAAATCTGCATTTAAATCAAAACTTGCAATAGACAAATCAAATTTTAATCTATCTGCGCCGGGAGCAAAGTAATTGGAACTTCCTATTGCAGGATCTAATAAAGATGTGTCATCGGAACTAGTGATAATTTGTTCATTTACAAACAGACCAATAACCTTTGAAGGGCTGCCTGTATTTTTATCTGGTACAAGTTTTTGTAGATTGTTTCTAATCAAATAACCATTTCTATAGAAATATGAAACGTCTTGGGTGACGATAGAAGTTGGGCAAGTTCCTCGTTTAATATATTGAATATTCTCTTCATCTATAGTTGCGCCCGGTGCAACATCTACAATTAATTCAAGTGAGCTTTTTACTTCTGTAACATAAACTGTTTTTGTAATTCTAGAATGAACTAATTGGTCACCAACTTCAATTAAAGTTGTTGGGTTAGATAAAATAATTGACTTAGAAAAAGGAGTTGTTGTCGATGTGGCATTTTTAACAACATCTGCTTCAACAACTGCAGTTAAAGTAGTTGTTATTCTGTTTAGTGCTTCAGTAATAGTATCGTAAAAATATAAGACATCTCTTTCAGCAAAAATGCCATTATCTGTAGTATTGAATTTTTTTAAACTAATTACAATAGAAGGAAGATCTCCAATACTAGGATCGTCTCTTTCAAATACAAATTCTACATAACCAACAATATTAGAATTTTCACTGGTGACATATTTACCTAAAAAATCAGATATTGCAATAGTATTCCCCGAAGCATTTCGATCCAACAATCTAACAGTTCTTGCATCTAAATTAACGCTTGGCTTAGTACCCGTTACCTTTTGTCCATCGGTAAATAGATAATCCCCAACACGTTTAATTTGATTTTGTAGAATTGTTTGAGTCTGATTCAATTCTCTAGATTGAACTGCGACTCCGGGTTTGAATAAAACTTTGTGAAAGTTTTTATCTTCGGTATAGTCATCAAAATATGGTGATACGCTTGTGTCGATTGCCATTCTTTTTCCTTAAAATTCTATTACAAGGTGTAAATTATCTGTTTGATCAGCTGATCTTGTTATTGGGTTTTTATTTTCGATATAATATATTTCACCTTTATTTGGCAAAATTTCAGGATACAATAGATTTGAAACTATTGCTGTTGCTCCCGATGCTTTACCTAATACTATTTCTCCGGGGACAAACTTGTTATAATTGCTAGTTAAATCGAATGATCTAATAAATTTTATATAACCATTGCCAGAAGTCACATTAGTTGTTACCACGTACGCATTTGCTAAACTAGTTGTTCCCTCAATAAATTCATTTTGTGCAAAATTTCCAACTACAGATCGTAAATAAATTCCCGATAATGCTGTTAGTGTTAAAGCATTAGCTATGTTATTATATGAGTCTTTTGGATTTTTAATTATACCAAGTCTTCTAAAAGAAAATTTGCCTGGGAAATCTCCAAAGCCTTCATTGTATTCTGTTTTAACATTAATCATTAAAAAGTGAGATCCTAACTCAATAACAGGATCATAACCATGCCCATCAATAGGACTCACTATTGCCTTAATATTTGCATATTTACCTGAACCTGTACTATCATTAATGATTGCAGTTGCATATCGATAGTTTGTTCCTATGTTTGTATATGAAAAATCATATAGAACACCCAAGCTTAATTTAGGGGTAATCTCGGCATTTTCTCCATCGCCAGATATTGATATAGTGGATGTTGTAGAATAATCTAAACCACCATTAATAATTTTAATTTGTTCTATTGCCCCGCCTTTAGCATTAACAGAAACATCATCATCTTTTAAAACTGGCATCCAATTATTTGTTAGAAACTTTAACCTGTTGCCTGTAGAAATATTATATAGATATTTCCATCTATAGTTATCTGATAGTGTTACAATATCTCGACTTCTACCCGTTGGCTCAATTTTAGATTTAGAGTCATTATTGTTACTTATACACTTATATACATTAAATTCGCTATTCAATATATAGAAAGATTTATCAAATAAATTTTCATCAGCATTATCAAACTCGGCATATACAGTATCATAATTCCAGTCTATTCTTCTAACAACGTTGATTATACTATCGGGTAGTATACGCTTTAAGCTAACCATTTCGTCCCAAATTTCCGTAATCGTTTCCTGATTATCTTTTGGTATAGGTACGTCAGAGTCGCCGCCCTGCCACGTATTAGGTTTAGCTAAAAACATATACAAAGAATTGCCGCTAGATATCGAAAGATTATCTATGAAATTCTTAGAATTGTTTATCTTTAATTGTTTGGTTACTATATTAGACATCTATTTATTTATTGCGGATTGGTTTGCAGAGATACAATATCTACGGTTAATGGTGATGTATAAACACTAAATATTTCGGTGTTACTGGCCTTCAATGAGCCTTTGATACTATCTACATTTAACGAAGAATACGTAAAAATTTCCGAATCATTATTAATACTCACACCTGCATAATTTAAATTTTCGGGGTCTGTTTCATTATTTATTTCACTAAAAACAGCAAATCCTGCAGGGTGTAATACATCTTTTACAGATGTCATCCAGTCATCTATTGATCTAGAAGATCTGATAACATAAGAAAATGGTTGATAATATACCCCCGACTCTTCAGTTGCAAAAGGGGTTTTTCCTTGAATTACCATATAGTTAGATAATTCTCCAGATGCATCTTCCCACCCTCCCAATTTAGTAAACATACCGCCAATGTTAGCAGTTAAAACCGCGGGCTCCAAAAATGTAACTACAGAATTACCCGAAAATGTTTCTGTACTTTTTAGATAAGTATTACCGGAATCTCGTATACCAACAATACCCGAACCTGTAGATAGCCCATCGTCGGTAAATACACCTAAATAAAAATACTCAGTTGGTTCAAAAATAAAATCATCTACAGTAGTAAATGTAACTGAGGAAATATTACTTAATGCATTTGCAGTTGGCTCATATAACGGCGGAAATATTCCATTAAAGGATGTAAGACCGACAAAATCATTTTCATTTAAATTTGTTGCTGGAAACAGCTCGCTAGGACTATCCCAACTTGTCCAAGGTATTATTCTATAAAATACATTAGTACCAGCAGGAATATTATCCCCATTAACAGTAAATGTAACATTTGCACCTTCAACTATCATAGATTGATCTGCACTAACCCTTAATTTTTTGGATGCAGTTGTAGAGCTATCATATACTAATGCGGTACCGTTAATTTCCAAAGAATATGGAAAATCGGGATTGAGTAACATTACTATATTTTCATCACCTTCTAATGCATTATCTTCAAGTAATTGTAATACAACACTTGCCGTAGTATCATATGTAGAATTTGCCTGAAAAATTAAATTTCCCGATACTGGAAAATTATATAAGTCCGCATTTTGTATACCAACTAATGTATAAGGGACACTTGTGCCTACGGGAACATATTTTCCTGTTACATTAAATGTAACAATTTCACCTTCATATAATGATTCCCTATCAGGTCGAATATAAAATTCGGCAATATTGGCAGGAGTCGTTGAAGTATCTGTAATAGTTATTCCTATAGATTCACTTCTTCCTGGTCCGGTCAATCGTAATAGTAAAGTTTCGCCACCCTCTGTTCGTAAATCATTCACTAAGTTTAATATTATTTCAGCTTCATCGTTTTGTATAAGAAAATTTCCAGACAATCCAGATATTTTAGAAAATCCCGAAGTTGCAGTAAAATCTAAAGAATTAATACCTATGCCCGATATAGTAAAAGGTACAAGAGTATTCTGTGGCAAACCCGGTACATTTAAAGAAAATTTTACAGAATCTCCTTCTGGCAATACTGGTCTACTAACTGATAAATTATATGCCATTTTTAAAATCCTGGATATTTAAATCTTATTGATCTGATATTTGGTACAGATACAACTTTTACGTTATGTGAAGTATTATCTACCGGACTTAATATATTTCCTGTATACTTAATATTCAATAATGTCCCTTTTGTTATATTATGCTCTGCGGGGAATGTAATAGTAACGACACCGCCTTTAATTGAATATTTTCCATTAATACTTTCCGTAGGGGCTCCTGCATCTATTATACTATTGTTACTATAGTTAATTCCAGAATTCTCAGTTTCAATTCCTATTATTGTACCAAACCTATTAACTTCTGATATTTTAGCTTTTGCCGATATACCATTTCCTTCAATATCTATAATACTTTTAATGGGGCTACCTTTTTTATATCCCCTCTTGCCATCCACAATATCTATTTTAGAAATAACCGAATATAAACTTGCAGATAAATTAGATTTATCTATTGCATTATCTAATAGTACAGATTTTATTGCGTTGATTTTTTCGCCTCCAGCGAAAATCCCTTTGGTACTTTTTGTGTCTAAAATTAATTCATATACATCAAAACTACCTATATTGATTTTTTGTACATCATCTACAATTGCTGTTGCTTTAGAAATTTCACCTGCAATTTCTGTATTTTTAAAATCAAATATATTTTGTCTAGCATCAGATTGTTTAACTCGCAAAGCAGTTGGGATATTCCATTTTCCAGATGATGTTTTTAATACTATATCATATGGATAGAAAAATTCAATGGTTTCTTTATATAGAATATTGAAAAGAATTCGATATGCGGTCTCTGTTCCTTTTCTATTATAGATTTCTCTTATTCGTTTTATTAAAGCTCTATTATCTGCAATATTAGACGAAGAAACATCTTGTGCATAATTAGCTAAAAACTTAGTAATCATTTCTTCGGATGTCTCATCAATGTCCGCATATTTAGTAATATCCTGAAGCAATTCTTGTGCTTGATTATTTTGCTCTAAAAACTCATAATATGCTTTTAAGAAAGTTACAAACATTCCATAATCTGTTTGCACAAAATCTGGTAATTGGTTTTCAATTAATAATGATAATCTGTTTTGTATCTTTGAGAAAGGATTTTCAGCGCCAGCTCCAGAATGAAGGGTATATATTAATGGGTCTTTTTCTTCACCGTAACTAAAATAACTATCCGCAGAATAAAATTCACCGTCTCTATCAAAAAATTCAGTTACTTGATATATGCCTTGCCCACCTCGATTTATATCTTCTTGTATTGCTTCTTTTCTTGTTAAGAATACCGGATAGAACCAGCCAGTAAAGCTATTCCTAAATTTATTAGTTTTCGAGATGCCATTTATTTTTAATGGACCCGATAATTCTACAGTATCAAAAATTGTTGTCATATTATTCTACTGTTACTGTTACCGTTAATCCGGATGTTCTTTTAGATGCAGTATCTGTTTTGCCGTCATCTATAACTAATATTAAATCTCTTGTAGATGAAATATCCAATTCTGTAATTCTAGAATATATTCTAATATCTGTTGCATTTTCAAGATAACCTGTTGGATTTAATCTATCAAAAGATATTTCCCCCGCAGTGTAATTAACTGTTCCTATAGAAGATACTAAAACGGTATTAGTATAAAAATCTAATAGATCTAAAGTTCCCGTTGTCGATGATGTAATATTATCTTGTAAATATGCAGTGTATACTACTCCATTTACTGTATAATAAAATGCAGTAGAAGTTATACTACCCGAAACTAACTTATTGGCAAATTTTATAATTGAAGAACCAGTATATCCATTTTGTGCGCCTATAACAGGGACAATTCTTTTTTGTACCTTTATTGTAGATACATTTCCAATAATGGATAAATCTATAGCATCAATCTTTTTAGACATTTTAGAATATATAAAATTCTTATTGAATTTTTGTAATTCGGTTTTGAAATAATTTTCAATTTCTGAACGTACTAAAATTTCAATTTGAGATGCTGTGTATCTAGAATTTTTAGATGAGAATTTAATTTTTGTATCTAGATTAATATAAAGATAATTAGGGTCAATAAATTCTGGTACTACAGACATTACCTTTTTGTCTGCTAGTATTTTAGTTTTAATATTATTTTTAATAGCATCGCTTACAGTATATCCTTCATATGGCTTTAAGGATATTATAACTTTACCGTACATTGGAGGAACATTATCTTCTCCGCCCCAAACCGAAATAGATTCAACCAAAGGATAATTTGCTTCAATTATTGCTTTATAATCGGATGCAGTAACTGCTCTATTATATGATGATAAGAAACGCGGAGCTTTAAATTTAATTTCATCTATAGTATCTCCTACATCACCTCCGGACGAGTTTGTAGTTGCAACTATACTGCTATTTAAAACAACACCACCAACTGTGGATCCTAATGAAAACACCTGCGTTATATTACCCGATACATTGCAAGAATCTCCGTTACTAACTAAATATTCGATTGTTACTATGTTTCCAGGTTTTAATTTTTCTCCAAGAACATTGTCTCCAAAAAATATCTCATAAAATCCTGATGGATTTTCTTCAATAAAGAATACTTTTTCAGTAGAAGTAACTCCTGATAAATTTTCAGCTAAAGTAAATGTTGTTGTAGTTAAATCTGTATATGAATTTTGAACACTTACTCTTAAAGTACTCGTATCCACATTTTTATTAGGTATTGTATATTTTTCACTTGGGCCAGATACATCTACTCTATAAGAATATACTAAAGGAACTCCCTCAACAATTTCAACATCAGTAAAAGAATATACCCCATCTAATGGTGATATAGTAACAGCATCAAGATTCACAAAAGTATATTGTTGACCATTAATTGTAGTTGTAAAAGGTGAAAACTTAGGTAATGTTAATGTGGAAGGATTGCCTGTGGGGTCTGGTACTGTAAATGCTACTTTTGCTCTAGCACTTCTATATGATAGAGGAGTATATCCTAAGTGCTTAGCAATAGATACCGCAGATTCTCTTTTAACTGCAGAATCTAAAAACATCTCATTCGCAACCATATTTCCTAAATACGCATTATAATGAGTATTATAAGATAAAAGATCTATTAATATAGAAAGGCTAGATGCGTCAAAATCATAATCTTTAAAAATAAGATTATTATCTTTATCTCTGTAATTGGTTAGAAATTGTTTTAGATTCGTTTTAATTGAATCAAAGTCTAGTTCTGCTATTCTGTAATTAGACATTATCTTACTCTACTTATTAAAGTTTGAATTGTTATAGGTGCTTCTGTATTTCTTAATGTAAAAGTAATATTAACATCTAGATCATTTACATCTGCTGTTTCTGTAATCTTAACAGAAATTAATCTTACCCTTGGCTCGAATTTCTCAATAGATTCTTTTATTGTTCTTTCCATTGCAATTTTCACTGCAGATGAAAATGGTTCGAATAATAAAGAATGTATTTGTGTGCCTATTTCAGGATGAAAGTGTCTCTCAAAATTTCTAGTTCTTAATAAATGCTTTAATGCAGTTTTGACTGCATCTTCATCTGTTTTTAAGTATAAATCTTTAGTAAACGGATTAGCCTTAAAAGAAAGGTCTAAATCTGAAAATTGTTTTATATCTCTTGAGGTTGCCATATGATTATTTATTATGCTAAATTAACCAATTTAGTATATTTAGACTGATGGTTAACGAATGTTTGTACGTTAGGATATGAAGATTTAACCAAAGATCCATCATATGTTAAAAATGATACATGAATCCAAGCAGATTTTAATTTACTACTTCCGGGTTGAAAGTAATATTCTAATATTATCTGTCGGTGTGGAACATTTGCTACGATCCATTCTGCGATTGCTTTATATTCTCGTTTATCTGTATTAGTAAATTTAATATCTGCAGCTGCACCCAATCCATGATCGCTTTTCTCGGATATACTTCCGAATACTTGAGAAGTACTAGATCTAAAAGCGCTAGTTATTTTCATATCTGGATATTTGGCTTTAATAGGATCTAAACAATTAACTACTAATTGTTTTAAATTATAAACAATTTGCTGTTCTGTCAATCCTCGTTGCGCTGTTAAACCGCCATCTTGTAACATATCCCCAAGTGTAAATATTCTATTTTCTTTTTTGGATAATATAAATGATCTTGGAAAATATTTAAATTGTCTTATTTCGTTAAGATCCGAATTTACAATTAATTCGGGATTGCCCGTACTACTAGAATTTTGAGAAGTTGAATCTGTAGTGGAAATTTTAGTCCTCATTTTGCTATTAATTAATCCAGATTTTTCTAATAGCTGTTGATACGTGCTAGAATTATCTTCATTAGAATCAAATAAGTAATTAGACTTAGCTAATATTTCTCTTGGTAGTACTGGTACTTCAGTATTATCTGGAGTTTTACTAGCCGGCCTTGGCAATACTGCGTATGCAATTTCTCTTACTCTATTGGCACCCATTTTAGTTTTAACTATTGCTGCATCTAATAATAATGCCAATCCACCTTTTATACTAAATGTGCCTGTTGTTCCTGACTCCATAGAAATATCACCAGATGCTTTTTGTGTCATAGAACCACCTTTGGCATACAGATTAATATCTTTGCCCTGTATATTAAAGTCTCCATTTGTGACCATCGTAATACTTTTATCGGCGGATACAATAAAATTTTCAGCAACAACAGATGCAGTCCCTGCTGTAGCAACGGATGTCTTGCCGTGTCCAACTACAGACAAATCACCATCTACCTCTATCTTTGCATCGTCCTTGACAAAGATATTGGTTTGTCCTTCAACGGTTAAATTGTGAGCACCTTTAATATATGTAAAATTGTTTCTATCTAATATCTCATAATTATCGCCAACGGTTTTTCTAACCATTGTACCATTAACATCTACCTCTATATAGGTTCCGCTTTTATGAAATACTTGTATTCTTTCTGCGCCCGGAGTACTATCTAATTCTATTACGTGTCCCGCTTCTGTTTCTATAACCTGATTATACGGATATACTGCACCATACGCAGATGAAGGTTCATCCCATGTCTTGGGAGTTCCTGTAATTGGGATTTTATCTATTCTTTTATTTTCTTTTATTAAAAGAGACAGGTGAGATGTATCACCTACTGCTAATTTATTAATATCACTAACATTTGCATATTCTATTTTAGGATATTTTTTATTTGGATCTTGAAACCCTTGCAATTTTCTCAGTTCATCATTATTTAATACATTTGAATTATCATTGACCGATGGCAAATAATTACCCGCACTATCTAAAGATTTTACAAAATCAGTTTCTATTCCACCCAAAGCACTATTTCCTAGTACAAAATAATCTTTAGCTCTTACTCCTGTTTCAGTTTTCTTATTTAATTTGTCTGCATTATTAGCACCCATGACATGAGCAACAGTTAATAATCCCGCAACGTTTCTATAATTATCCGTTTCTGTTATTTTTTCTAGTCGTATTAAAGTATTATAATGTTCTTTAATAGAAGCAAACATAGCTATTTCTTGTTCGTTCTCATTTGCTAAAAACATTGCCTTTGTTTTTATGCCGTTTTGCCCGGTCCAATTTTCTGCAAAATTCGCCCATTCTGTGGGGATAGAATCTTCTCGTTGTCTATTAATATATCCCAATTCCATTAATCTAGAAACACTAATTTGATATTTGCCTAAATTACCTGTAGTACTTTCTGTATTAATATTGTTATTAGATAATGATAATGATATGGCTTTGAATAATGTGGTTATATCTTTAACACTTAAAGGCGGTAGTGCAGTTATTCCGCTCGTTGTATTTGTCGGGACAACAATCGGATTATTATTTTCGTCTCGAATTACCTTTCCATCCGATGCTTTAAAAAAACCAACTTCTATTTCTTGTTGAGCTAGTTTCTTAACGGCATCTGCAGAAGTAATAGGTTTGCCTGCAATAGTTCCTAATATTAAAGGTCTCTGTGCCTCTTCACCATCTAAGAACCATCCCATAACCCATGTACCAGGAACGATGCCGACAGGGGTATGTCCTAAACCAGAAGTTGCTGCCGATGTAATAGATTGTAAAGGAATAGCCCACGGTAAATCTGATGTAGGTAATAAATTTGTATCTGCAGTATGATACCCAAATATTCGTACTCTACATCTACCTAATTTTTCAGGATCGTCTCTATCCTCTACGACACCTGTCCACCACGTGAAAGAATTATCTATTATCATGAGGATATCCCATCATATGCTTTTTTCGAGAATGAATCTTTTGTAATTGTTAATGTTGTAAAATGTGATTTAGGATTTATCTTATGAGCAACGTCTGTTATTAGATAATATCCAGAATATAAGGGATCTGATTCGTAACTGGTTCTATCCTCATTTCCAAGTGGGCCTGGAGTTTTCTTTGGAATTTTAATTTTTATAACTGTCCCCGCTTCTATGTCTGTTCTTCCGGGTATTACAATTTGCATTTTAAAATTTCCTAATTCCACTAAGCTGGCTCGTCTCTTTCCAAAAATATACTTTGTTACTTCGTCAAAATTATTTTCTATTTTTGAATGCAACTTTGGCGTACTATAATTAACTCGTATATGCGACCTTGGATTTCTTGTAATATTTTTATAAGCCAATGGTATAGAAGTTCCTTCACTTAAATGGGGATAATCTTCAAATCTATCTATATGGTCATAATCATTTTCGTTATATTGTTTATTATATAAATCAATATCCAACAATCTATTAGATAGATATCCTGTCATAGTATTTTCCAATTGATCAAAAGATTTCTCAATAATCATAGATTTTATAGCAAACATTGCTAATGGTCTTTCATCTATAGATAATGTATTGATATATGATTCAGAGTAAACATACTCACCTAAAGACACTTCTTCCAAATTATTGAATAATGTATTCGTGCTACCAAAATAAAATCCTTTTGTTGTTTCCCAGAATAAGAAATTTGCAGAAGTTTTATTTTGTGGGACAGACTTACTAGCAATCCAATTAATACATTGTATAGGAGTCCATCCTGGGCTTACAAACTTTATTTTATTTGTAGGATTGTCTAATATAGTCAAAGGATTTTTAGTCTCATCTAAATTTTCACTTAAAGAAACATTTCTATCAGCTTGTAAATAATCTTCATATATTCTTGTAATTATTTGAGATGGGGTACCTTCAAAAGCTCGATATATAGGATTGTTTAAATCATTAAATGTTTCTGTTGTTGTAAAATTTAAATGGTATATTAATTTGCTGGCATCATCGCCATAAATTTTATCAGATATTGCATATATTCTGAATGTTTTATATATGCTAAATTTATCCTCCATGCCCGGTGTTTTAATATTCATGAATAACAATTCTTCACCCATTAATGGCATCATGGATATTAAATTAGTACTATCCGCCAAAGTTATTGTCCCAGATACAGAACCACTAAACAAACTTTCATAAATGTTTATTTCTACTAGGTAATCTAATAAATTAACATATGTTCCCTTCGGCGAAGACAACAAAACAATATTTTTTATTTCTACCTGGCCGGGATTTTGAAGAAATTGAGATTCTAGCATTATGTGCTTGCTATATTATTAAAACTTAATAAAACATCTTGAACTACAGAAGATTTTAAAATTTTGATACGTCTGTAAGTTTCATTTTTTGTCTGTTCTATCTCAAAATTACTTTGATATTCAGTACCAACCGTTGGCTCTCTATAGGCAATTGGAATATTAATTCCACCATCATCTACGCCTTCGAGTATTAATCTTTTAGGTTTTTTGTGAGTAGATTCCTGTAATAAAATAAAATATGTTTCTATTTGATAGCCCGCAGGATTAACAGCTCTATTAACAGTAAATATATCTTTTTCTGTTCCATATTTACTTTCAACTCTTTTTATTAATTCTGCTTCTGACACAGGCCATTCAAATCTAGGATCTATAATATTATTGGTCATTAGTACTAGCCAATGTAAATCCTGAGTTCCATAAAATCTATAAGAAATTTCTTCAGGGGTTTCTCCATCCATAATATCATAAAGATCAAAATAAGAATTATTTTCTTGAAATTCTTTAGAAAGAATAATTCTTTTAAAAATATCAGTAACAACTTGATTAGTTTCTTCGTCGTCTAAAGTATACGAAATTTTAGGAAACAGATCAAAAAGTTTAGTAGCCATTTTTTACTCTTTCTGAGGTCATTTGTTCTAATTCTCGGAACGTTAATGTTAATCCTATTTCGACAGGCGAACCATCAGAATGTGTTGAAAATTGTTCTCCGCCATATTCTACAGACATATCTGTTAGTGCACATCTTGCAAGTTTGTGTAGATATGGATTAACCTTGTCACCGTACATATATTCTATATCAAATTCTGAAGGATAAAGATAGAACAATTTTTGTTCGGATAATTGAGGGTGCATGTGTATTTTAAATGTGTCGATAATAGATTTAATCTTTTCAGACTCATTAAAACTTTTTGGAAAAAATCTATATCTAAAATTGAATGTTCTATAATCAACAGATTCAAATAAAACTTCTCTAAAAGGATTAGTTCTTTCTCTGGTAGCGAGTTCTGTTATATTGTTTAACACAGGTACCTTTAACAAGGATCTTATGAATCTTGCCTGCATTTCTGGCAAAGCTCCCTTTAAATTCCCTGCAGTAGCTGCCGCAGATCCTTCAACTAATAGACCTGTTAAAAGTCCCATATCTGTATCTGCGTAATTGACTCCGTATTTAACAGATGGTCTTTCCTCAATATGCAGAGTGATTACGTCTTTTAATCTAGAAGTACTTCCTGAAGTCAAAGACGGCAAATTTAAATTTTTTGTCGCTTCTGCGAAAACTCTCGCGGCACCTCCAACCAAAACCGAAGCTGTAACAGCATCCTTAATCTTAGAACCTGTACCTATTTTGGTTATAAAGGTAATTGCACCTGCGAGTTTACCCGCATTTTCTCGAACGACCGGTATTGTAGATGCCAACGCATCCTGTGATAATTTAGAGCCACTGTTGTTTAATAAATTTACTCTATCTTGTTCTTTTTTATCCACGTAATTGGTATTACCGGCGGACGATGATGTATATGAAGAAGATGGTTTATTTCCACCTATCGATTTGTCTCTTGTATTAATATAGAAAGCAACCCAATGCTGCAAATCTGGGTTTTGTCGCAATCCTTCTGGATATTCTAGAGTACCAATACGATACTCACTTAGATAGCTATTTTGATTTTGAAATTCCAGCTCGCCATTTTCTGATCTATCTTGATCTCTTCTGTCCCGGATATTGGCCATCGTTTTCTTTATAAATATTGTTGAATCATTATTATTTAT